CCAAGGTCCTTCCTGAAGGCGGGCCATGCGGTTCCCGCCTTGATGGCGATGTCCCCGCCCGTTCCCGTCCCCGCCGAGATATGGACGAGGATGAGGAGCCGCTTGAAGTTGGAGCCGGCGGCTATGACGTGATGGTTCCCCTTGTCGATCGCATCGGGCGTCTCCCTGGCTTTCCAGGTACCGTCGCACGCGTTTACCGTTATAGCAGATCTTCCCATTTTGGATCACCTCAGCTCGGAGCACAAGTCAGAACGCACAGGCAGCTCGGATCGATGACCTTCGCGCCGTAGCAGTGAAGGCCTCGGAGAGCGTCGGCGAAGAACTTCTCCGGCCTGTAGGCCTCGGTGTCGTTCACAGAGTCGGCAAAAGTGCAAGCCCGCGACGTTCCGGCGATCACCTTATAGTGGTCGCCGGCGGTGTTGGGGACGTTGTTGGACTGGAGGATGCTGAAGCCGAAGAGCTTAGCGATCTCGCCGTTCAGCATCACGCCTTCGACCCCGCTCCAAATCGGGTTAATCACGCTGTCCTCCTGGAGGAGCATTTTGGTGAGCCAGGGGGGGACGATCACGAACCGACCGGCGAAGGGGACGTTGGCCTCGTCCAGCTTTTGCTTGCATTCGAGGATCTCCTCGGTTACAAGGTCGGTGGAGCCGTCGAAGATCTTGTCGGACCCGTCAGCGCCTATGGCGTTGCCAGCCTGCGCCACCATTACAGAGGCGACGTACTGGTCGGCCGCGTCAGCCAGCCGATACGCAGCGTCTCTCGTCGCCGATTCCATCAGAGGGACGTTCGTCTGAGCGGCGTCGATGTCGTCGATCCTGAAGTTGAAGTACTTAGCCTGGTCGATCTCGAGGACGGTGCTGGCGTCGTCGAGGTCCTCGGGGTCGCCGATCCCGGTGACCTTGTTGTAGTTGTCGATCGTTATCGGGCCGTGGGCGGTGATCCTCACCGTGTCGCCCTTCCCCTTGATGTCGCCCTCGTATTCCCTGTTGATTACCCCAGCCTGACCATAGACCAGGCTCTTCTGAAGGTTCTGGAGGATTTGGGCGCTCCAGACCTCGCCTATAAAGTTGGTTAACGTCATGTCTCACTAACCCCCGTTAGTTGATTTTGCTCACACTCTTGAAAGACTCCCATCTTTCAACTGAGTCTTAATTTGATCCCAGTTCGAGACGATTTCGTCAGGGCTCATCTTCTTGATATCGGCCCGAGTGAGCGGGCGCTTAGCCCCCGTCGGCGGGTTGGTCCCCGTCCCGACAGAGGGCCCCGGCCCCAGGCTCTCGGCGAGCCGAAGAGCGTCGGCCTCCAGCTCCTCGGGAGTAGCCCCCTCGATCCTGGAGGATAGAGCCTCAGGAAGACCCGCCTTCTTGGCGATCTCGGCCTTCTGAGCCTTCAGCTCGGAGTCTTTCGCCTTTCCATCCCTTTCGGCGATCTCCGCCTTCAAGGTCACATTTTCCGCCCTCAATTCAGCATGGGAGGCCCGCGTAGCCTCCAGCTCGGCCTTGATCTGATCGTAGTCGGCATATTTCGCCCTCTCCCTGGCGAGCCTCTCTTGTACGATCTTGTCAACGTCCTCTTGCGTAAATTTTTTCTCTTCGTCCGCCATAGCGTAACTAACCCCCCGGATTTTACGGTTCCGTAACCTGATTTTTCAGATGAACGTGATTCAGACGAATTGGTACGATTCGTCTCGTCTCTCCTCAGATATTTGGGCTGTCTCCCAGTCCAGATCTTCATCGGAGGCGTCGGGATCGAGTCTCGCAAGGGCGCTCCTCGTCGACGTGAGCCCCGCCGTCTTCCTGAGCTGCTCGATTTGGGCGGCCTCTAACCTATCCTCAGGAAGGGCGCTCCCCCATTCGATGGTAAGGTTCTGAAGCTCCCCGGCCCCCGGCCATCGGGAGATTGCCTCTAGCCTGGCGCATAGCCTCAGCGCCTCCAGGAGGGGCCGCTTTACACGCGCCCTCAGCCTCGCCACCTTCGCAAGAGTCGGGATGGCGAGCCTCTTGAGGGCCGAGCCACTCTCGGCGAGCCCGCTCTTCACGTCGCCGAGGAGGGCCGGCGAGATCTCGCCGATCGCCATAAGCTCGGCCTTGATCTCCTCGATCTGGCTGAAATTGTTCTGGAGAGAGGCATCCCATGTCAGGTACTGGGGCAATGGCCTCGTCCCCGTCTCGCCAACTTCCGAGACGATGTACCGACCGCCGCCGATCTCGATATCTTCAAAAATCGGGTTCCCCGTCCACGGGTTCACGAAGTATCGCTCGCCGGTACCGGGGTTTACCGAGAAATTCTCAATTGGTAGGACGATGTTCGGGTCTGCGAACTTGTCCAGGGTCCTCGAGGTTCGGATGAGCCTCTTCTCCAGCTCTCGGACGAGGCCCTCGATCCCGCCGTAGTCGTCGAGCCCGAAGACCCCGTCGGAGGAGAGGAGCCCCGACAGCGGGACCACGAGAAAGTCGTCGACCCCCGTCCGTACCTCCGACGGCATCCCCGAGTACCTCTCCAGGGCCGATATAGGCAGCTCCGAGGTGATCGCTGCCCCGGAGTCGAGCCTGAAGAGGCGGTTCTCGATCGAGCCGGGCTTGTGAATCTCCACCCTCAGGTATCCCCGCTGGATATGGTCTTCATACTGGTTAAAGTTATAACAGATGCAGTGGGCTTGGACGTCTCGGCCATCGTCGGGACTCACGACCGGGAACCAGTACCGGGGATCTATCCGCTCGACGATCCCGCCCCGCCGAGGATCGAATCGGACCTTCAAGACAGCGTTCCCAAATCGGAGGATGTCGGCGAAGAGGTCATAGACGAGGAGGTCGAGGTCGTTCGCCTCGGCGATCCGATCTATCTCGGCCTGGTTATCGGCGAAGAGCCGTAGCGGGCTCGCCAGGTCGCATATGAGCGTGGTCGACCGCTTGAACCAGTTGGCCGTGATCTGGTCGAGATCGTCGTCTAGCGCCGTGATCCCCGGAAAGGCGGCCTCGTGGTCGCCTTCGAAAAGCAAAGTGCATCTATCGTATCGGTCTATCCTCGCCCGCTCGTCGGTCGGAGGCCATCTCCGCCCCGGCTCCAGGAATGAAAAGTCTGTGAGTGTCATGATCCCCCACCCCTCTTGAAAATGAAATTAGCAGGATATCGTAAAGCGTCTATTAGGTCGTCTGATTCTTTTATTGGCCTGTCCTCGCCCCGTTCGGTCGCCTTCGGGTCCCACCTGTACCCCTCAATTTCTTCGATAAGTCGAGGACATGCCGGCCCCACGATCTTAAGGGCCCCCGTCGAGAGGGCCGAGGAGACCCGGCCTATCCCGTCGAGGACCGCGTTATCGGCGCCCCGGACCCGCTGCACCCCATCAGCCCGGAGCTGGTTGATGAGGGCTTTTGCGCTCGGGTCGACCAGGATCGCCGACGGATAATTCCCCCCCAGGAAGCCCTGGAGGTCCTGGGAGAGCCTGGCGTTCGTCCTGTCGCTCTCCCTGTACTCGCCGAAAGCATACCAGCAGCCGCCCCACAGCCCGAGCTTCAAGAATGCCGTCGGATGGGTTTGGCCGTAGTCGATACCGACGACTAGCGACTTCATCGGGCCGTCGGGGATCGAGGGGACGACGTGGAGGGCCCGGTCGAAATGCGGGAATACAGCGCCCTCGGCCGCCACCCATTCGCCGAGGATGTACCTCTGGTAGAATAGGGAGGTCGGAGGGCCGAACTGGCGCTTGAGCTCCTCGACGTAGGCGGGATCGAGCCAGGGGTTATCCTCCAGCCTGAAATGCCAGCTCTTGAGGTCGAGGTCGTCCTCCCGGTCGAGCCACCTCTTTTTTAGGTAATGGCCGGGGCCGCCGGGGTTCGTCGTCAGGAAAAGCTGGGAGCCGGGCTCGGATAGACGAGAGATGAGCATGTTGAAGAAGCTCTCAGGGACGAGAGAGCCCTCATCGACGTAGGCTCCGCCGAGGGTGAGGCCTGCGATCTTCGTATAGGCCGCCTCGTCGTTCCCGCCCTCCACCATGATGGGGCGGCCGTAGATGTAGGCCGTCTTAAGGGACCTCTTATAGTCGAAGTTATTCGAACCGACGAGGGAGGCGATGGGGCTAAGGACGTTCCTCTCAAGGGAGAAGAGGGTCTTACCGGCCATCAGGAGGTTGACCCCCACCGGAGCCTCCAGGACGGCCCGGAGCCACCTGACGTTGGCGCCGACGGTCTTCGCAGATCGGACCGCCCCATGGGCTAGATTTATCCTGGCGTCGGAGTGAAGGCAGAAGTCCCGCTGTTTGCCGACGGGGATCTCGAAGGCCATCTATCCCACCCCCGCCTTCAGGGCCCGGATCCTCTCCAGGATCGTCTCCAGGTTGGCGAGGAGGGCCGAGGCCTCCGCCTCAAGCTCTCGAAGCTCCATCTCCTCGATGAGATCGGCGACGGTCCTCAAGGCCCCGCCTCCTCGGCCGTCATCTTCTCGAAGAGGATACGGATTTCCCCGCCTCTCGCCGACGGGTCGGTGGACTCTTCCAGCCGCCGCTTGTCGATGCCGATCGCTATCGCCGTTGCGAGATACTGGAGGTCTCGGGAGCTGTCGCAGGTCTTCATCAATTCTTTTGCTTTGTTAAGAAGCTCGCCTATTAGCTTGATCCTGTCTTCGGCGGCGTAACATGATTTGGCGATCGCTGCCTTTTTGGCCTCCGAACGCTCGGCCAAATCGAGACCGTTTCTCTTCGCTACGTCGGATATGGTAGAATTGGAGCGGTCGAATTCCCGGCCGACGTCTCGGACGGATCGGCCCTCCTCCAGGGCCGCCAGGATCGCCTTCTCCTCCTCCGGCGAGACGGGGCCGCCTTTACTCACTCAGGACCACCCCGTAAGAGGGAATGGAGCGGCCCGTATGGCATCGGGCCGCTTTTTTGGGAGAAATGGGGGCATGGTGGCGCCCCCAGATCATCGGGAAGGGGGAGGAGTCGGGGGCGGTCATGTGGAGGAAGAGCGGCGGAACCGGTTGGCCCGCCCCCGAGTTTTCAAAAATTCACCACGTTTTACGGCTCGATTAAGCACGTTTTTAAGAGATTTGTCGGAGACACGGCCAAATCGAGACTGTACCCTCCTATTTATCTCTGAAAACGTGACTTCCTCGCCTTCTTTTGTTACGGCGATAATCATATCGTAATTGGTCAAGTACCCTTCCCCAGAAGATGAAGCATTTCTGCCTACAAATACCTTCGCTCTAATAGAAGTCCAGTCGGAGAGGAGGGTTTGTTTCAAGCCCCCACCTCCCGGATGATCCCCTTATCTCGCAAGATCTTTGCTTGGAGATCAGGAAGGCCCGAGACGAGATCGTTCTTCTTCAGAGCCCATCGCTTGAACCCGTCCGTAAACGTTGGCACGTCCTCCAGGACGATGTAAGTCTTCTGGGGGGCCGGTTCTGCTGGAGTCTTGAAGTGCTCCAGGTGCTCAGCTTCCCGTCTGGCTGCCTCGGCGAGATTCTCGGAGATGGTACTTGGTCTATTTTGGACCAGCATATGCCGGTCAGCTGGACAGAAAGAATCGCTATCTGGACCAGCAGGACCGGCAAGACCGGCAGAATCGTGTACCTTATTATAGTGAATTTCAGGACTTTCTATGTCTTCAGTTTCCTCTATGGAATTAATAGGATTGCTTGGTCTTGCTGGTCTTGCTGGTCTTGTTATCGATTTATGCTGGTCCATTGCTGGTCCATTGCTGGTCCACTCCAAGAGAAACTCATTCCATGAATCCTCGTTAAAATCGCAGTTCTGCCAGACCTGAATACGTCCTGCTGGAGAATTCTCTCGCCCCTTCGAGTACTTGAGCCTGCGACCGATGCTGTTAAAGTCTCTGTCTCGGATCGGCGAGGCACCGACTATCTGACAAAACTCTTCATACTTCTGATAAAGCCACTTCGAGGAGACAGATCGGCCCGGATCGCCTTCGACGAACCTGTCCCAGAAGATATCCCCTGATGCGGCCTTCATGTCATAGGCTTCAGCTATCTTCACACCGGATGCCACCCTATGAATAGTCCTCGTCTCGATGACCTTCGGGGCGATTTCGATGAGGGCGTTCAAGAGGCCTGACAGCTCTTCAGGCCTCGTAATCTTCGCGAGAACGTCCGGGTCTCTCGGCTTCTCATAAGCCTCTATAGGCTCATCGACGAACGAATAGGGCCACAGGATAGGGGCGATCCTCCGATTAAAGGCGTGGGTGTTGTCGTCGAATCGTGGCGGTCGGTTGCAATCGTAGATAATGAAGCAATGGGGCCTAAAAGATACGTGGTCGGTATGCTTCCGGTCTGCTGTGACCTTCCCGCCGCCGCTGATGTGCTTTATCCATCTGATCTCGGACCTTCCGCCTTCGACCTCTGAGTTGATGAGGAAGCTCTTTCCTTTCAGCTCCCAAAGATCGAACCTCCTCTTCCCCAGGGTGGAGACTTCAGCCTCTGTAACCTGACCATCGCCCCAGAAGGCTCTGATCCACTCCTCAGCCACCGTCTTCCCGTTTTGGCCCCTGCCTATCCAAGGGCTGAAGTATTCGAAGTTAAGCCCCGTTGTCTTCGCCGCCAGGATCTCCAGAAACGTCCTCCTTCCATCAGCATCAAGAGAAGAGTCGAGGAACTTCTCGCCCTCCACCATCCGGGCCTCAGGATCGTAGAGTACAGGAGCTTTCCAGGTCCTCCGATATTTTGGGTCATGGGGCTTGAATCCAGCGTGCCCCCGCCTCATGTCGATAACGCCATTTTCGACGCAAAAGAGGTAGGGGTCCGAGTCGAAGATCTCGTACTCTTCCTTCGTCCTGAAGTACACCTTCTCCAGGGTCTCCTTCAATGATTTGATGGTAAGGAGGTCGCCGGCCACCCTATCCAGGATTTTACCGACGAGGTAGGCGCCTATGGGCTCGAATATGCCGGCGCTGTAGACCCAGATCTTCTTATCTGGCGTCGTGATGATCTCGAAGGCGTTGATGAGGGCATCCGCCGCCAGATCCGGCGAGAACTTAGGCCGCCCCTTATCGTCGTAGACGACGACGTCGCCAAACTCGATATTTCGAGTTGCGGCCTGGTCCACCGCCCGTTTATAATAGCAGTCTGATTCATGGCAGTAGAAGCTCAGGACCAGATCTTCTTTCAGCTCGTCACAGCTTATGGTCGTCCTGGCGCCGTGCAGGACCTCCATAACGAGCTTGTTGATCTCCTCCTCGCCGAGCGGATCCGCATTCCGGGTATCCCACTCTTCCATCTTCTCGATGACCTCGAAGCCCCTCGCCGTGAGGAAGTCCTTTCCCTCGGACTTCCAATGGCCTTTGAGCCACAAACAGACCGCCCGCGCCAGCTTCCGCGCCGTCGACTTGTTCGGACATCCGCCCACCCAAAGATCCTCTAAGCAAGGCGGGAAAAACTGAGTTAAGGGGTTCTCGATCTCGGACTTGGCCATGAGCGCGAGTAGCCCTAGGGCCTCGGCGGCATGTCCAGCTTTCGCCCCCTCGTGCGCGGCGGATACGGGCGGAGTCACACGACCACCTCGTCGAGTACCTTGGCCGCCTTGTCAGCCGCTATAAAAGGAGGTTGTCCTTCTTGTGATAACTCTCCGTCCGCCTCTTCTAGCAGGCCATTGACCTCTTCGACGAGATAACGAAGATCGATTAAAACAGATTCTAAAGCCGAAATAAGCTTTATATCGTGGTTTCCGGCCTCTCGGGCTTGTCTAAGCCCGTGGCGAACGCCAGCCTCAAAAACCTGGATATGGTCGTCGCCGATACCGCTTCCGACCTCATCGGAAGCTGATAAATAGTTAATCAGCTTATTATCATCCATGCTTTGTCCTCCTCCACAGGACAACGCACCTAGCATCTCTCGGGAGTTGCAACCTCCCGGGAGTAACTATTATGATGCGCCTTTTTCGATATGAGTAGAATCGTTTGCAAGCATTTAAATCTTACGTCAGCTAATGTATTTTTGAGATGTTGCGCTATTAAATAGCGCACAGGAAAGCTTATAGCGCATGGCGACCTTTAAAAAACCGACCGACCTCAGGCCCGATGATTCAACGGAAGCCGAGATCGGCCCCACCGCCCGCCTTCGATATCTTCCACAATCGGCACCTGGCGGGCGTCCTTTCGTATTCTTATGTAACCCACTCCTCCATTTTCGAGCAGCCGGTTACATAAGAAACGCTTTTGTAGGCGGTCGCCACTATCATCTTTTGGCATCCGAAAGGATGACTAAATCGAAAGGTAGGTGAACGGCCTACCAGACAACGATTACGTCATCCACCTGGTACGACGACGATGCCGTCTCGCAGACGTTGAACCCGCCTGCGGCCTTGTTCAGGAAGGCTTGATCGGCCTGGGGAGTGGTGCCCCCAGGCCTCGATCTCGCCATAGGATTTTCGGAAGTATCCACCACAAAACGACCTCTTTTCCCGTAGCCAAATGTTCGAGAAGTGGGGCATATCCTCCGAGGTCCTCGACCCCCCTCTGCTGCAAACTCGATTATTCCATACACTTAGAGAATAGTAGGATCTCGTCGCATACCATAATGATTAACGAGATAATTTCTATCCCAGAAGAGTAGCAACGTCGCCAGATGCTGGTTTCACGCATAGCGGTTTTATGTCAAAACATCAGAAAAAAGAGGGGCGAGGGCTTATAAACCCTCAAACTCCAGATCCGGGCAATACCTCAAAGATATTTTAAAAAAGATTTAAAAGAGAATATTAGGTTTGTCCCCAATATCCAGTCTTCTCAAGCTCGGACGTCATCTTTTCAAGATGTTTATCGGCCATCCCCATATACAAAGACGATTTTTCTAGAAGTTCGGCGTCAAGATCGTTTGCACCGTCATATCCCGCATCAGCCGCCCTTCCGTAGTCGCTTAAAGCCTCGCTCCACTCATATCTAGCAGTCTCCAAATCGGAGGAAACATCATACTTGACATTGAGACTTTTTGCAACTTGGACATGGTTTTTCAAGTCAGAACACCCGGCCGCCAAGCCGTCTATATCCATCCCCTCCGCAGCCACTTGAATGGTTTGCATGTCCTCCACGAGATAACCCATTGAAACAAGAACGGCAGCTAACCATTCAAGGTTTGGGTCGATCTCTTCCTCCTCCTCAGCTTCGACTGTAGCTGCAGTGGTCGCGGCCTTCGTGTCCGGGGTTGCCGCAGTCGTGGCCGTCTCGCCACCAGTGTCCGGGCTCGGAAGAATAGCCCCCAGAACGAATAATCCGATGAAAATATACACCACGTAGCCCGCTATTCTCGTTACTTTGCGGTCGCTATTCACTAACGGCAACTTTTCTTTTATACTCGTTTTAGTCACCCTCCTTGGAAAGAGAGGTCACAACCAACGAAAAATGTTTCGGTAAATCACCGAAGCCCTAGCGCCTCCGCCTTATCCGACCCTGGGTCACGCCCTCACCTCTTCAGGGAGATTGAAGCCCCGCGGTGCGGTGGAGGGCTTCGGAGCCCTCGCCTTCTCCTCGGCTCTCTT